CCTTTTCAACAAGTGTGTGGAAAAGTGATAAGAATGTGTGGAAATTGATGTGTTATTTGTGTCATTTTCCTTGTGATCTTACCGAGCAGAGTATAACACGATCTGCTCGAAATTGCAATACCCTCGTTTACATTTTGTGAGGATATTACAATTTTTAAAATATCAAGTTTTCTGTATAAATATACTACAATACTTGACATTTTAACACAGTGATTCTATAATACTAAGTAACACTCTCTAGGAGTTAATCCCATGCCAGTTTCTAACAACTACTGTACACGAGATAAGTATAGAATAACATTAGAAGTTGATGCACACGATGACTATAACCCTAGAGATATTAACTGGGAGAAACTATTAGATTTACATGAAGATGAGCACGTTGATGTATACATAGAGGATCTAAGTTATAGTTACTGAGACCTCTAAAGTGTCCCTACTATGTAAGACTGTCCGTGTCTTGCAGTTACTAACATTTTCCTGACCTATTATGTCACTCACCGGTGCACTTTATGCTCTAGAACTTGCCACTAATGGTAATGAAATTCTAGAAGTATTGCAGTTTATTGTTGATGAACAGGAGGCAGAATAACTGACCAATTAGTATAACAAACTGTGTAGGGGTGTTGTTGACAAATAGCACCCCTTTTTGCTATAATTGTTTATACACAGGTATCACAGTTTGTTGCCCTTCGTTGTTATTGTGCGTGTGCCGCGTTGCCCGCTTAAAAAAAGGGTCCTTCCTAACCTACAGAGGTGACAGATCGAGTTGTATATAAAAAAATCCCGAAAAAATTTTTTGACCTCCTCAGGTTTGCTATATAGAAAAAATCCCCAAAAATATGACTAGTAGTATAGATGAGACAACTTATCACATATACGCAAAAGATAAGGTTCTATACTGTAATTTAAGTGAAGAAGATTTTGAAGAGAAATGGGAGATGTTGAATATAATGGTTGGTATATTAAAGACGGATTATTCTCATAGTGATTTGTCATTTGAGAAGTTGGCACCAAAGGTAGGTTTTGGAGGTCCCGGAAAAGTATTATGGAGTGAACCTGCGGGGGATGATAGTTATTGAAACAATTTTATGAACAAATCTTTGGAACTCCCATATGGGTAATTAAAGAGTGTGATTCAAAGATTACCCATGACATGTACGATTGGGCAATAGACTTACAGACAAAAGATAAAGGTATTAAAGTTTCGAATAGAGGAGGATATCACAGTCATTATTATAATAAATTCGAAGATATACTTAATCTAGATTATTTACAATCTAAGTTAAATTTTTTGCCACCTTTTTGGTTTTGTGATTGGTGGATTAATATTCAGAATAAAGGAGATTATACTCAAGTACATACTCATCCATTATCTGACTTATCAGTTATCTGGTATTTTACTCATAACGATAATTCATTAATATTCTCAGATCCAACAAAAGAACATATGAGAATTAATTTATATAATGCATTTAAAAAAGCAAACCATAGACATTTTCAACGAGATGAGTTTTCATATAATTGGAAATGGGAATTAGATGCAGGTGATATAATTGTTTTTCCATCAGACATGAGTCATCATACTGAACCATATACGGGTAATACACCAAGAATATGTCTTTCAGCTAATATACGGATGAAATATTGACATATACATAATTACACTGTATAATTGAGTTGAAGGTTAAAAAGGTCTTATGGCAAAAGGATTTACTGTTAAAGCAAATACTCCCAAAAAGAAAAAAGAAGATTGGGATATTGCAGCTATTAAAGCAAGGATGAAAGGTAAGACAATTGTATTCTGTCTTCCTGGGAGGGGTTGTTCATTTGTCTTTTTAAAGAATTTTGTACAACTTTGTTTTGACATGGTTCAATCTGGAATGAGTATTCAGATTAGTCAAGATTACTCATCTATGGTTAACTTTGCAAGATGTAAATGTTTAGGTGCGAATGTATTACGTGGACCTAAGCAAATTCCTTGGGATGGAAAACTTAAGTATGACTACCAACTATGGATTGACTCTGACATTGTATTTGATACAAATAAGTTTTGGCAATTATGTGATCTAGCAGTTCCAGCAGAATCAGTTAATGAAGATGGTACTAATAATGAGGAACTATTAAGGGAACGTGCAATTACTGCTGGATGGTATGCAACTGAAGACGGTCATACTACATCAGTTGCTCACTGGTTGGAAGAGGAAGACTTCCGTAAGAATGGTGGAGTGATGAATCATGAAACCGTTGAATCAATGGGCAAACGTAACAAGCCTTTCACAGTTGATTATACTGGTTTTGGTTGGGTTCTTATTAAGCACGGAGTATTTGAAGAACTTGAGTATCCATGGTTTGCTCCTAAGATGCAAGTTTTTGAATCTGGTGCGGTTCAAGATATGTGTGGTGAGGACGTGTCGTTCTGCCTTGATGCTATTGAGAAGGAATACAAGATCTGGTGTGATCCACGCATCCGTGTAGGGCACGAAAAGACAAGGGTAATCTAATGAGGTTCACCCTTTTTCTCGTTCAAGGTATTTTTATAGTATTTGTAGCACATTTAGTACAACACGGAGGATTTTAATTAAATGGCAATGATGTTCAGTCAGAGTAAAGACGGATACATGGAACCACGTCCGAAAAAAACTCGTCAAGGGAAGTCGGCACGAACACTCCTATCCGCAACGTCTCGTAATGGTCCTAAAAAGAAATATAGAGGGCAAGGTAGACGTTGACATATAAAATTATAGATGACGTTATTCCAAAAAAATATCAAGATGAATTAGAAGACATCATGATTGGGCATGGTGGTAAAAGTGGATTAGAGGATAAACCAGAAACTCAATTCCCTTACTACCATACCTTTGATACATTAAGTTTTAATGAAAAAAGACAATTAGAGAACCATTTTGAAGTTAAACCTATATGGCAACAACAATTTTGTCATATGTTATATTGGGATTGGAAATCACAATCCCCTTATTTTGATAAAATAGCTAATATTTTTATTAATTATGGAAAAGACCTTAATTTAAGGCAATATGACCCCGTAAGAGTTAAAACAAATTTACTAGCAACACCTCAACATCAATATAAAGAGGGAATGTGGAATCCTCCTCATAAAGATTCACCACATAAACAAGATGTAAGCATGATATATTACGTATGTGATAGTGATGGTGATACTTATCTCTTTAATGAGTGCTTTGATAAGGGTGCATCCTTTAATGATGATGCTTCAAGAGCAAGAGGAGATGGAATTCCGAAGAAATTTACGGTAAAAAAGAGAATTTCACCTAAAAAAGGAAGAATAGTCATGTTTAAAAGTCATAATTACCATGCTAGTAGTCCTCCTTTTCACCATGACTACCGAGTTGTGATCAATTTTGTCTTAAGACCAGCTGATCAACCTGTTAAATAGAAGAAAATAGGGATAAAAATGGAAAACTCCAAGAAAAAAATGCTTAGAGAAGTTGCAAATGATATTTTGACCCCAAAAAAACGTGATGAAATGGTCCAAAGTGAGATTTTTGGTGATTTTGAAGAAGATGGATTGGACTATGACACTGATGTAATTCCACTGGCTGAGTTTTAGTTATAAATCCTTAATAAATAAACAATAATCGCTGTATTATAGTGCCGTTAGAACGGGTAAGCCAAGGATTTAAAGACATTAGCATGACATTTCAGTCTAATCCACTGAATGAAGACCTTATTGCGTTAAAAAATGCTAATGCAATTGCTCGTTCAGTAAGGAATATTGTCTTTACTCTCCCTGGAGAGAAGTTTTTTGATGAAAATTTTGGATCTAGGATCACCGAATCCCTTTTTGAGAATATTGATGAACTTACAGCTACTGTTATTGTTGATGAAATTCGTCAATCTATCATAAATTACGAGCCTAGAGTGTCTTTACTTGATGTAAAAGCATTTCCTGACTATGACAACAATAGTTTTGGTGTAAATATTACATATGAGATTATAGGAGCAGATGTTCCTAATCAAGAACTACAATTTGTTTTGCAATCAAGTAGATAAAAATGCCATTAGCCAACTTTTCTAACCTCAATTTTTCTGAGGTTAAGACAACACTTAAAGATTATCTCAAATCGAACTCTAATTTTACCGATTATGATTTCGATGGATCCAATCTTTCATCAATTTTGGACGTTTTGGCATACAATACTTACATTACATCATACAATGCCAACATGGTGACTAATGAAGTCTTCATTGATACGGCAACTTTAAGAGAAAATATCATTTCATTAGCAAGAAACATTGGTTATGTACCCCGTCCCAGGCAAGCAGCAAGGGCAACTGTATCGTTTTTTGTAGATACTAGTGGAATTAATCCTTCACCTGCTTCTCTCACCCTTAAAAAGGGTCCTGTGGCAGCCTCTTCAACTTCATTTGGTGGTTCATCTTACGTTTTTTCAATTTTAAGTGATATTACCGTTCCAGTTTATGATGGAATTGCTTCATTTAACGATGTTTCAGTTTATGAAGGAACATTATTAACAGAAACGTTTACTTATAGCACTAGAACTCCAAATGCGAAGTTCGTTTTACCAAATATTGGTATCGATACAGATTTAATTAACGTTATTGTTAAACCAACTGAATCTTCTTCAATTGAAGTAAAATATAGTTCTCAAAATAGTCTTTTTGACGTAAAATCTGATTCAACAGTTTATTATTTGCAAGAAGTAGAAGATGAAAGATATCAAATTTTCTTCGGAGATGGAATTTTTGGAAAAGCACTCGAAGATGGTAATTATGTTAGTGTAGATTACATTACTTCAAGTGGAGATGCTGCAAATGGCATCAGTGTTTTCAATTTTGCCGGTAAACTTCAATATACTCGTAATGCTGCTACCTATAATGTCACTTCAGGCATTTCTTTACTTACAACTGGAATAACTTCCTCTGGAGGTGAAGAAATTGAGTCAGTTGAGTCGGTTAGAAAGTTTGCTCCTCGAATTTATGCTTCTCAAAACAGAGCAATAACAGCAAATGACTATGAATCACTAATTCCAGCAAAAATTTACCCAGAAACGGAGTCAATTTCCGTTTTTGGTGGTGAAGACTTAATTCCACCCCAATATGGAAAAGTTTTTATTAGCATAAAACCCAAAAATGGTGATTTTATCCCAAATTTGCTTAAAGAAGAGATAAAACTTAAATTAAAGAAATATGCTGTTGCTGGAATTGTTCCAGAAATCCTTGATTTGAAATATCTCTATATTGAAGTTAATTCTAAGGTCTATTATAACTCAAATCTTGCTCAATCTGCAGCATATGTTTCTGCGTTGGTTCAAAACAATGCAAACAAGTATGCAGAGTCTTCTGATATGAATAAGTATGGTGCTAGGTTCAAATATAGTAAATTTGGATCTTTAATTGATAATAGCAATGAAGCAATTACTTCAAATATCACTCAAATTGATATTAGAAGAGATTTGAGAGTTGTATTAAATTCTTTTGCAGAATATTCTATTGGTTTTGGTAATTCCTTCTATATTAAAAGTATGAGTGGGTATAATATTAAATCCTCTGCATTTAGAATTGCAGGAATACAAGAAGATGTATATGTATCTGACATTCCTAATACAAATAAAGTAAATGGAAGTTTATTCTTCTTTACTTTACCTGCAGTTGGATCACAATCTCCAACTATTATTAGAAGAAACGTTGGATTTATTGATTACAAAAATGGTGTCGTAACCTTTAATCCAGTTAATATTCAATCTGGAATGCAGAAAGATGGACAAACTGTTATTGAAATATCAGCATCTCCTGCTTCAAATGACGTTATTGGATTACAGGATCTTTATTTGCAACTAGATATTAGTAATAGTACGTTTGAAACCGTGGTTGATGAAATTGCTTCGGGATTAGATCCATCAGGGTCTAATTATATTACATCTGCAAGTTATCCTAATGGTAACTTAGTTCGTTCTGGAGGTCGTAATACTACTCCGAATGTAGCAGCAACTCCAGCTGCTCCTTCAACTATTGCTCTCAACTACTAAGATAGAATAACTATAAAATGGCAACTAAAAAAGTCCAGTTTAACAACATAGTTCAGAATCAGCTTCCTCAATATGTGAGGACTGATTATCCCTTAGTTTCCGATTTTTTAAAGACATACTATCAAGGGCAAGAGTATCAGGGTGGTCCTATTGACCTGATTCAAAATATTGATGAATATGTAAAGGTTGATGAAACTACTGACCTAACTCTTCATGTTGGATTGGGTGCATCTGTTGGTATTACCAGTGACACCATTCAAGTTGATATGCAGAAGTATCCTACAGGAACTTTGGGATTCCCAAATTCTTATGGATTACTGAAAATTAATGATGAGATTATTACATATACAGGAATAACAACTTTTGCTTTTACTGGATGTATTAGAGGATTTAGTGGTATTACTTCTTATAGTAGTCCTACCAATCCAGAAGAATTAATTTTTGAATCTACTGATGCAGAAGAGCATGATAAAGGAGATACTGTACAAAATTTAAGTTCTCTTTTCCTTAAAGAATTTTTAGTTAAAACAAAACATCAACTTACACCAGGATTTGAAGGAAGAAATCTTACATCAAAGTTAAATCAGAATATTTTTATAAAACAAGCAAAAGATTTCTATCTAAGTAAAGGAACAGATAGAGGTTTTGAAATTTTATTTAAATCTTTATATAATGAAAATGTAAAAATTGTAAGACCATCAGAATTTCTTTTTACACCATCTAATGCTAATTATAAAATTACAAATGATTTTGTAGTTGAACCAATCCACGGAAATCCAGAAAATCTTGAATTTTCTACTTTATATCAAGATGGTTATGGAGGTACTTTTGAGAAGGCATATGCACCAATTACTAATATAGAGACAATTCAAGTTGGTGCTGGAAAAACATTTTATAAGTTTAGTATAGATGCTGGATATAATCGAGATAGTGGAGTACAAGGTGTTACTTATGGTACTTTCCATGTCCATCCCAGAACCAGATTAATTGGTGAAGTAGGAGCAGGTACTACTGTTATTGATGTTGATTCTACTGTAGGGTTTGGTACAACCGGAGAACTGTATTTTAATTATGTTGATAATACAATAGGAGTAACTTCTTATACTTCTAAAAACTTAACTCAATTCTTTGGAATAACTGGTTTAGGTAAAACTATTGCAGATGAAACTACCATTGGAATTAACACTTTTGCATATGGCAAATCTTCTGTAGATCCTGATGAAACAATTGAAGTAAGAATCACATCTGTTCTTAATAGTCTTGAATTTTCTGGAAATAACTGTCTTTATGGATCGGGTGATACTGCTAAGATTAAAACTTTGGGTGTTGGTAATACAAGCTTTAAAGCAGCTGATTGGTTCTATAATATTTCACCAACTTATAAAGTAAAAAGTATAGTTCTTAAAGATTCTTCTGATTGGACTTACGAAGTTAATTTGGGTGTTAAACACGACTTTAAAATTGGAGACAAATCAGTTGCGGTATTTACAGGAACTGATGGTGTATCATTACCTATTTCTAGTATTACGCAAATAACTTCAGATACTTCCTTTATTATAAAAGGTCAGGGATACATTAATACAGACGATACTTATATTGTTGAGAGGCAGATTTTAAAATCTCATGCCATTAATTATCCTGGTGCTTCCATATATGCTACAAATGTTCAAAATGTATATCAAAAGAAAGGTTCACCAAATCTTTTAGTTGCTTCTTCTTCTATTCCTACATATGGATCTCAATCATTAGGTCTTGCAGGAGGAGAATTTGTATTTAATGGAACCTTTAGTGGTGATGAATTTAAAGTTATAACCAATTCAACTACCACTCCTACTGGTGTTCCTGTTGCTGATCATGGATTCTATACAGGAGATGCTGTATATTATACTCCTCAAATAATTAACAATCCTTTTGTTGATCCTACTAGTGGAACCTCTATAGACAATTTTGAAGTAAGATCTGGATTGTTTGATGCTACTAAAGATGATGAAGGTCTTTATTTTGTTCAAAGGGTAAATGCAACTACATTAAAGTTTGCAAAAAGTAGAACTAACCTTGCTGATGGTAAATTTGTTTCTGTTAATACTAATAGTAATACAGGTATTGTAACTGATAATAAGATAGGTCCGTATGATTTTAATAATAAGACTTTAAAATCTCAGAAATTATTAAGAGAAATCGCAGATCCAGTTAATACTGGAACAATTGATGAAACTACTCCAGGAACAACGGGTATATTAATTAATGGAGTAGAAATTTTAAATTATAAATCGTTTGATCAAGTACATTATGGAAAACTTGAAAGTATTGATGTTTTGGCTCCTGGAAGTGGATATGATGTAATTAATCCACCATTGGCTACCATTACTGATACTATTGGAACTGGTGCAACTGGATATGTTGCAGTTTCTGGAGAATTAGAAGAAATTAGACTTATTGATCCTGGTTTTGATTATGAAGCTGCACCTACTGTAAAAATTTCTGGTGGTAATGGATCTGGTGCTCGTGCTAAAGTTAATATGCACTTGATAGAACATTCTGTTTCTTTTGATGCCACAATAAACACTAAGGTTGGTTTAGGAACAACTGTAGGATCTTCTTATTCACAAAGTCTACCTTCGACAATTGGATTTAGTACTTACCATAAGTTTAGGAATGCTGAGGAAGTTATATACATTACTGATGGTCAAGATGTTATTGGTGGATTAACAACTAATGCAACTTATTTTGTTTCTCAGGTAGGTCCTTCTACAGTAAGATTGCATACTACTGAAGCTGGTGCTAGAGCAGGAATTAATACTGTTGAACTAACTTCTTTTGGAATAGGTAAACAATATTTCAGGTCTGTTAGTAAAAAATCTATAGTAGAGTCTATCAATATTATATCTGGTGGAACAGGATATCAAAATAAGAAAAGGACCACTACTCCTGCAGGAATTAATACCTCTTTAAACAGTATTAATATCAAAAATCATGAATATGAATCAGGAGAAATTGTTAATTACACCTGTAATGGTACATTTATTACTGGTCTTACAACTTCTACTGATTTTTATGTAACAAAGGTTGATAATGATAATTTCAAATTATCTAGTGTTGGGGTAGGAACAACATCTGCTGATTTTTATTATAATACTCAACAATATCGCAATTTAGAATCAGTTGGTGTAGGAACACATATTTTCAATTATCAAGATATTACTGTATCTCTAGTCGGTAAAGTTGGAATAGATTCTATTGGTGTACATACATTTGAGGCCGAAGTTCAACCCATATTCCGAGGTGAAATTACTTCTATACATTTAGAAGATAATGGTGTGGGTTATGGTTCTTCAGAAGTTGTTAATTTCATTAAGGAACCAGGAATATCACTATCTTCGGGAATTAATGGTCAAGTTACTCCTACAGTACATAAAGGAGAAATTATTGCTGCTTATGTGGTTAATGGAGGAGAACAATATATTTCTCCACCCAATTTAGTCATCAATGGAGATGGTTCTGGTGCTGTTCTTACTCCTTTAATGAAAACAGTTGGAGTAGGAACTACAGCACAATATGTTATTGATAAAGTTAAAGTAATTGAAAAGGGAAGTGGATATACCCAAGAGAATACCACTATTGATGTTATTGCTGCTGGGACGGGAGTACAGCTTCGAGCAAATATTCAAAAATGGAATGTTAATTTATTTGAAAAATACTATCAGACTGAACAGATTGTTGATGATGATGGATTTATTAAAAAAGGATTGAATAGTGAGTATGAGTTGCAATATGCTCATCTTTATGCTCCTAGGAAACTTAGAGAATCTGTATATGCTACTAATCAAGAAGGACAATCTTTATATGGAGAGCCTGATTTAAGAAAGGTTAATGGAATAGAAGCTCCTTCTAGTAATCATTCTCCTATTATTGGATGGGCATATGATGGAAATCCAATATATGGTCCATATGGATATTTGACCAAATCTGGTGGTACAGTAGCTCAGATGAAGAGTGGGTATGTACAAGAAGCATCCATTAAAGAAAATAGACCTTCTTTAAGTGTATTCCCTGCAGGGTTCTTTATTGAAGACTTTACATATAAAGAAGTAAATGATGAAACTATTCTTGATAAAAACAATGGAAGATTCTGCATAACACCAGAATTTCCAAGTGGAACTTATGCGTATTTTGCCACTATTAGTGATGGTGGATCTGAGCAGGGTGGTAAATTTAATTCCTTTAGATTGCCAGTTTATCCATATCTAATTGGTCATAATTATCAATCCACTCCATTAGCATTTAACTTTAATTCTCAATCCAATCAAGATCAATATGAATTAGGTAATTCTGATTGGTGTAGGATCACTACTCCTTATAATTTGGTAGAAGGGGATCTTAATTATCCTTATATACCTATTCCTAATAAATTATCTCAAACTGTAGATGTTAAAGGAATAGAAGCTGGTTCGATTGAAAATATTGGGATAGTAACTGGAGGAAAAAATTATCAAGTTCATGAACCTTTAGTGTTTGATAATGATCGTACAGGAGGAACATTTGCTAAAGCTAAGATTTCTAGACTTCATGGTAAAAATGTAACTAGTGTAAGTGCTGCTACAAGTACTATTAGTAATGTTGAAATTTATCCATCAGAACAAAAAGGAAAATATCAACTTATTTCTGAAGAACCTCATAATTGGGTTAATACTAATATTATTACTGTTACTGGATTATCCACCACTTCTTCAAAAATTGAAGGGACTTATGTTGCTGGTATTAGCTCTAATCGTCTTACTTTAGCTGGAGTTGGAACAACAGCAGTTGCAATTGGAACTGATGGTGCCACAGGAATTGTTACTCATTTTGATGTTTCTGGTAATCTTGAAGATACTAAAATTAGACCTAATGATATTCTTGGAATAGGAACAGAACAAGTAAAAGTACTAAATGTAGAGCCTCTCTTATCACGAATTAGAGTTCTTAGGGCTTCTAATGGAGTAACAGGAGTTTCTCATACGGTTACTACAGAGATTTTAGAAGATCCAAGAAAGATTATAATAAATGCCGGATTTAATTCAACTTATGATTATAGAATAAACGAACAGATTTATTTTAATCCTGTTGATTCTGTTGGTGTATCTACTTTATCTGGGGTAGGAATTGGATCAACAATAGTCTTTACTAATCCTGGAATAGGATTAACTGAGATCTTTGTTAAGAGTAAATCCATTTATCTTCCAAACCATCAATTAAAAACTGGAGATCAATTAACATATTCTCCTAATGGTGGAAGTGGTATTACTATATGGGAAGATGGTAAAGCAGGAGCTGCAGCTGGAGTAAGAACTCTAGTAGATGGTCAGACAGTCTTTGCTGCTGTTGTATCAGCAGATGTAGTGGGTATATCCACTTGTAAGGTAGGTATGGGTACTACGGGTACTTTTGTGGGCATTGCAAGCACACAGAGGGACTCCACAACGGTCTTCTTCTCTGGCATTGGTACAGGTGTATACCACAGCTTTAAAACCAATCATTCTAAGATAACAGGAGAACTCTTTAGAGTTACTGCTACTGTTGCAACTGGCCAAACTCATGGATTATTGAATGAAGAACATGTTTATGTAAATGTAAGTCCTGGAATATCTACTACTGTTGTAGTTCAATATAATGATTACAATCGCAGAATTGTAGTTGATCCAAAATCATTTACAGCATCTGGAGTTAATACTACTACAAATGCACTTACTATAACTGATCATGGATTTGAAACTGGAGATAAAATTATTCACACATCTTCTGATGTTTGTGAAGGTTTAACCGATAATGCAATTTATTATGTAATAAAAGTTGACAGTGATAGTTTTAAATTATCTGATACTTATCATGAAGCAACTGAACTTAAACCAAATGTTGTTGGAATTGCTTCTACTGGTTCAGGAACTATTAGTCAAATTAATCCATCCATTAAAGCATATAAGAATCAGAATTTAGTTTTTGATCTTTCTCATTCATCTTTAGGATATAGTCATCAATCTACAAATTATCCTGCATTTAGGATGAATTTGTATAAGGATGAAAACTTTACCAAGATATGGGATACTTCTTTAAGAAGTAATGTATTTAATGTAACTCGAAATGGAACTCCAGGTGTATCAACTGATGCTAATGTAACATTGGCCGTAAATGAGTATATACCTGATATTTTATTCTACAAATTTGATCCAGTTTATGAAAGTACTCTTCCTACAGTAAAAGCAGAAATTGTTGTAGATTCAACTGTTCTTTCTGGAAATGAAGTTCAAACTTTAGAAAGTGCATATAATGGTAAACAACAAATTACTGTAGCTTCTACTAATTCCTTTACTTATACTTTAGATAAGATTCCTGAAAGACTTGCTTATGGGTCTACATCTAATCTATCATATGAGACCGATAGTACTACTGCATATGGATCAATATCGAAAGTCACAATAACCAATCCTGGTGGAAATTATTTGGCTCTTCCTGGTATTTCAACAATTACAACTGTAGTAGGAAGTAGTGCAGTTCTTGAAGCACAAAGTACTTCGATTGGTAAGATTAAGAAAGTAAAAATTAACGATATTGGATATGATTTCCCTTCTGATACTACTTTAAAACCAAGTGCTGCTTTACCACAGATTGTTAAAATAGATGCTTTAACATCGTTCGAATCTGTTGGAGTAACTTCTTTTGGTAGGGGATATGTTTCTGCACCTGAATTAATAGTATTGGATGGAAAGACTAATAAAGTCATTTCAGATATTGATCTTAAGTATACTCTTGGAAATCCTGAAGTAGAAATTTTAAAGAATACTTATGGTATTACTAATACACCTCCTACAATTATTCCTGATAGAAACTCTAATGGTGTAGGAATTAACACAGTTGGATTTAATACTGTTTCTAAGGATGTAACTGTTACTTTATCTGTTGGATTTAGTACTGCTGATTCCTTCCCATTTGGAGTTGGTGATAATGTATATGTTGAAGGTATTAGTGTAGGAGTGGGGACAACTGCTAGAGGATATAATTCTGAAGAGTATGGTTATAAATTATTCACCTTAACTGCAGTTGATGAGAATTATGGTGGAATAGGAACGGTCACTTATAACCTTTCTGATTACTTTACCAGTGAAATGGCTCCTGAACTTACACCAGGACAATATGATTCAATTAATTCAGTAGGAAGAATAGTTCCAGAAAAGTATTTCCCATTATTTGATGTTAAATTACGTCCTAATGATTTTGTAAAGGGTGAAACTGTTGTTGGTTCTATTAGTAGTACAAAAGGAACAGTTGAAAATTGGTATCCAAATACAGGAATTTTAAGAGTTTCTTCTGATGAAAATTATGTGATCGATGATGTTCTGGAAGGATTATCCTCTAAAACACAAGGAGTTGCTTCTTCTATAAAATCATTCGATTCTTATATTCTTACTAATGCTTCTTCAAGGGTAGAAAGTGGATGGGAGACTGATTCTGGATTCTTTAATAAGAATTTGCAACGAATACAGGATAGTGATTATTATCAAAATCTTTCATATTCAATAAGATCTAGAGTTGATATGGATACCTGGGATGATCCTGTATCTACTCTTAATCATACTTTAGGATTTAAGAAATTCTCTGATTATCAATTAGAGTCTATACCATCTGAGAAAAATTCTTTAATTGTTGGATTATCTACTGAATTATCTGATTTTAGTGCTGTTAATGATTTGTATAGTATTGGTGATACAAATTGTGTATATGATTTTGATTTAGTAAAAGAAAATGCTTTAACAGTTGGTTCTAATACCTTATCAAATGAAATAACATTTTCCAATCGTATTTTACAAGATTATCAAGAATCTGTAGGTAATAGAGTTGTATCTATTAATGACTTTAGTGGAACATTTAATAGTTTACCTAGAGCAACTCGATATAATGTAGTTGATACATTTACTTTATCAGATAGAAGAGCATTAAAGTATATTACTTACGTCAGAGATAAAAGATTTACTGCTCAACGACAATTGATGATTGTTGATATTCTTCATGACGGAGCTTTATCATATATTAACCAGTATGGAAGAGTAGAGAGTATATATGATCAAGGATCATTTGATTTCTCTATTAGTGGTGATGAGGGTCAATTAGTCTTCTATCCTGAGAGATATTCGGTTAATGATTATTGGATTGCGAATCTTTCTTACAATTTAGATGATAATCTATTAAGTGCAGGAAGTACTGTTATTGGACCTTCTTTAATTGATAATGAAAGTGTTACTTTATCTGGAATAGGAACTACAACAGTTGTAGGTATTGCTAGTACTTATAGATCTGCCAAAGTGATGGTAGCAATTAATCCAGATCAAGAATATACTGAATATGAATATACTCAACTGAATATTGTTCATAATGGAGATGAAGTTGAGGTTATGGAATGGGGTAGAATGATTACCACTCCAGATAGCTGGGCTACTTCTGGAATGGGAACATTCCGTGGTTATATTGATGGATCAAACTTAAAAATCGATTTCATTCCTAATTCTGATGTTGGTATTGGTACAACTGGAGTAATTAACACTACTGTTGTTGCCATGGGAGATTCTACATCTACTGGCATAGGAACAGTTGATCTTAATCATGCAAAACTTCAATGCAACACAACTGGTATTGCTACAGCTGGATCTCCAGGAATTAATACAGTTGCTCAGTTTAGTTCTGATTATGAATGTGCTTATTGCTTCATTCAGGTTACAGATGCCACTAATCAAGCATATCAATTCTCTGAATTTGTTGTTGTAACTGACTTTGTGAGTGGTGAAACAACAGAGACCTTTGATACTGAATGGGCTAATGTTTATTCTGGTAATGCTGGTCTTGGAACTCTTGGTTCTAAGTGTGATTCATCAGGAACTGTTTCTATTCTCTTTACACCTAATGCAAGTATTGATACACAAGTAAATGTGTATATGAATGCATTAAAGATTGCTGATGATACTAAGAGTGTAATTGATCTAGGAAATGGTTATATTCAATCTGGATTTGGAGATTATACCGGAACAGAAAGTGATATTAAGAGATCTTTCCCATTAGAGCATAGAGATGATCCTATTTTTGAAAAATCATTTGATGGTAGTGATAGTTCTATAGTAAGTGCTTCAGATAATACTGTTATTCTACCAAATCATTTCTTTGTAACTGGAGAGAAGATTACTTATAATCATGCTGGTACTGGTAAAACAATGGCAGTCGGTATTGCGACTACTAGTGGATTTGTTGGAGTTGGTACAACTAATAAACTTCCTGGAAATGTCTTTGCTGTTAAAATTGATGATGATACGATTAAACTTGCAGAAACTGCTGAGAAAGCATTAAAGACTGTTCCTGAAGTAGTAGATATCACTAGTGTTGGTATTGGTACTTCTCATAGATTTAATGCTATTAATCAAAACGCAAAAGTTATGGTTGCGTTGGATAATATTATACAATCTCCTATTGTATCAACATCGGTTACTACTCATTTAACTGATAGTGTACTTACAACTGATGATACGATTAATTTTGCGGGAATTACTTCTTTCTATGGTGCTGATTTAATTGAAATTGGTAGTGAAGTAATGCGTATTGATGCAGTTGGTATTGGGACAAGTGCTAACCAAGTTAGAGTTAAGAGACCATGGATGGGAACTGCTTTAGCTGGATATGGAACTGGAACTCTAGTTACTAAAGTTGATGGTAATTATAATATTGTTGATAATACAATTAACTTTGCTGAAGCTCCATATGGTTTAATTCCTCTCAGTACTTCTACAAATGCACCAGATGATAGAGATTGGGTAGGTATTGCAACTGGATCTAGCTTCCAAGGAAGAATGTTTATGCGTTCTGGTGTTCCAGACACTGCTAATGAGTCTTATTATAGAAATTATATTTTTGATAGTCTTTCTGCTCAATTTACGGGACAAAAATCTGAATTTACTTTACAGTCTGAAGAATCAAATGTATCTGGATTGACTACTGATAATGCTATTATTCTTGTCAATGATATCTTCCAGACTCCTGGATCCACTAACGAATATACTTTACAAGAAGGAACAGCAGGAGTTACCACAATTACATTTACTGGAACTGGATCTTCTGTTCCAGGAGCACCTAACGTAGGAACTCTTCCTATGGGTGGAATAATCGTTTCTGTGGGGTCTACTGAAGGATTTGGTTATCAACCCCTTGTAGCAGCAGGAGGAACTGTTACAGTCTCTACTGGTGGTACTATTAAGTCTATCAGTATTGGTAATACTGGATCTGGATATAGAGCTGGTATTCAAACTGTTAATGTTGGTATTAAAACTCTCAGTCGTACTGGAACCAACGTAATTGGAATTGGAACAGCACAAATCACCACTGGTCATATTACAGGGATTGCTGTTACCAATATGAACCATCTATTCTATTCACCTAGAAAGGTTGCGAATGTTGGATATAGTTCTGTAACAGGCATTTCTACTATTACTACACAGACAGATCATGGATTGTCTAATGGTGATGAAGTTGCAGTATCTGGTATTGCCTTTACTTGTGATTATGCTGGTAGGGTAGGAATTTACACTGCTGTTTATGACAACAGTTCTGGTATTATGACTGTGACCACAGCAGTTGGCCATGGTTTATCAACAACAGGACAAAAGAGTGTTGTTATCTTTACTGGATTAGGATTTACTTGTGGATTGGATGGTGGATCCAATATTCATTATTATCCACGAGGTGAAGATAGAGCATATGATAATGCAGTTTCAATTACCAAAGATGGATCTGATTATACAGTAAGTGATGCTGTATATAATCCCACAACTGGTATAATGACATGCACAGTTGCATCTCATGGATTCACTAATGGAGATAAAGTTAAATTTGGATTAAATTCTTTAACCTTTACTTGTGATAAAGATAGTCACGGTAGTGAGCATACTTATCCTAGAGAAAGTGATACTATTGCTGGTCAATGGATTACCATTTCTAATGTAACTACAAATACATTTAGAGTTAATGTTCTACCAGTTGCACCTTCTACAAATACTGGTGTTCATACATTTGTTAGAGCTGCTACTGATGGATTAACACATAATGATGGAGATATTGCAATTGATGTTGGATATGCTAATGTAGGTGATCAATTTACTCATCAATTTGTTTCTGCTACTTCAGGTGCTATTGTTGCTGGTGGTGCTTATCCTCATCGATATGTAAGTTCTGTAAATGGTGCTGTTACTAGTGGTGGCAATTACAACCATACATTTGTAAGTGCAGGTATTGGAAGTTTGAATGTTGTTGGTGTTGGAACCACAACTGCTACAGATGCCACTTATGATGCAACTACTGGTAAGTTAGTTTTAACTATTCCAGGTCATGGTTATTCTGTTAATGATACTGTTGGAATCGATACTGGTTCTATAGTATTCACTTGTGCGATGGATAGTTATACAACTAACAAGTCATATCCTCGTTCAGGCGATCCTGTTGGATATCCAACAGCCATTACTGCAGTAGATACCAATACAATTACTGTTAATGTTGGTATTTCTACTTTAGTAAATCACAATGTTACAGATGCTACTTATAATGCTGATACGGGTGCTTTAGTTCTTACAATTCCTTCACATGGATTAGATGCAGACACTAGTGTAAGGTTGAAGCAAGATAGTTTATCATTTAGGTGTTCAATGGATGATTATGCATCTATTCATACCTATCCAAGATATACTGATCCTGGATTTAGCACTGCTATCAATATAGATTCTAAGACTTCAGATACTATTACTTTAAATGTTGGAACATCGAAGACTGCCAACTATAGTATTTCTACTGCCACTTATAGTGCTTCTGTTGGTATTTTAACAGTTGCCATTGGTGCTGGTCATAGTCTCTTGAAGGGTCAAAGTATTAAGATTGGAACTGAATCATTGAACTTCAGGTGTTCTAGAGATAATTATGCAACTGTTCATAGATATCCTAGAAAACCAGATCCTTATTATACAGGAACTCCTGTTACTGCTGTTAATAGCACTACACAATTTGAAGTTAATGTTGGTGTTGCAACGGTTCCTACTTATTATGTCGGATTTGGTTCATGTCAGGCTGCTATTATTGCTCCTAGAAAGAGTAATGAATCTGCTAGTGGATTTGATCCTGCTATAGATGGAAGTGAAGTTCTACGTATTGTAGATTCCAAGACATTTGAAGTTAATAGTGGAGTATCTACTAGAAATCATATCTACGCAAGAGGAGGATATGTTAATGGGTATTCTAAGGTTGTCTTTGATGATCCACTTTCCTATTCTGGTATGGCAGTAACATATGCTACTGGTAGCACTGGAATTGGAACAGGTGCTGAAGTTGATATTGTAGTTGGTCAAGGATCTAGTGTTATTAGCTTTACTGTTACTAAGACTGGAAGTGGATATGGTAATCTTGAAAAACTTACAGTTCCTATTGGTGGAAATACTGGAATTCCAACTGATCCAAGTAAATCATTTGTAGAATTCTATCTAGAGATTCAAGAGACATTTAGTGATGAATTTACTGGATGGTCTGTGGGTCAATTGCAAGTTACTGATAATGTTGAAAGATATATTGATGGAAGTAGAGTTGATTTCCCATTAACTGTTAATGGAGACACTCTTTCTATTGTTGCCAAGAAAGGATCTAAGATTGTTGAACAAGATCTCTTACTTGTCTTTGTTAACAATATTCCTCAAGTTCCTGGTAAGGGATATAAGTTCCCAGGTGGAAGTGTAGTTACATTTACTGAAGCACCTAAGATTGGTGATACTATTGAGATTATCTTCTATAAGGGAACTGGATCTGAAGATGTGGTGGAGAGAGCAGTTCTAGAAACTGTTAAAGAAGGTGATAGTTTAACTATTGGTCGTCTAGAAAGTCAAGATACTTGGTTACAAGAAACTGTACGGGTTCCATTAAGTGTTAATTCTACAGATCTTGTTAAGACTCCTCCATATTATGGACCAGGAAATAGTGGTGATTCAGATCTTCAAAGACCTATTGTATGGTGTAGACAGACTGAAGATAAGATTATTAATGAAAAAGGAGTTGGTAAAGATAGAGAAATCTATGAACCAGTTATTAATCCTAGATCTAATATTATTAAATCTGTGGGATCTGGATCTACTAACATCTATGTTGAAAGTTTGAGACCATTCTTTGATCCTCAGGATGAGGTTTTAGGAACTGCTACTGTTGATTTTACTTTCCAGAAGAAAGTTAAGTTTATTTCTCAAGAGAATAAGAGTGTTGCTATAGGAACTGCTATTGTTTCTGGTTTAGGAACAATTACTTCTGTTGCTATTTCGGATGGTGGTGTTGGATATAGCACTGCTACAGTAAGTTTTGCAACTACTTCTATTGATGGAACTGAAGTTGGTGTTGGATCTACATCTACCACAGCATTTGGTTCTCCAATAATTGGTGCTGCTGGAACAATTACTGGTATTGCAATTACTAGTATTGGAGCAGGATATACATCATCCAATCCTCCTGCTGTTCTTATTAGTCCACCAGTTTGGTCTGAGGAGGAAAATAAGATAACTAGTTACAGTGGAGATGATGGTATAGTTGTTGGTTTTGGAACTACAACTGTTGGAGTCTCAACTGGATATCAATTAATTTTCGATCTTCATATACCACTCAGTTCTGATCTAAGAAATTCTACTATTGCAGGAACTGCGGTTACTATTAGTGGAATTAGCACTGGTGATTACTTTGTTATTAATGATTCTAATGTGGGAATCGCAACTACTTCTATACGTTCATATGCATCTGATGGTGCTACTATCGGAATAGGATCTGCATTCGTAGATAATGTATATGAGGTTAATACCTTTGAGATTGTTAATATCCCTACGGGTGTTGCAAATGATGGAGTAGGAATAGGAACCTCTCATTGTAAGAGAGTATTTGTTAAGATTGGTGACAACTTTACTTGGGATGGTGGTTGGCCTTCCTTCAGTGGTGTTGGAATTCAAACTGGTAATTATTTTGGATCATATAGTTGGGGTAAGATCATTCTTCCATCTAGATCTGAGAGTAATTCTTATAATGCTTATACTGATGGAGGAGTTGGCGGAATCTCTACTTCTATGGTTGTAAGAAGATCTGCTGCTCTGAAGTTTAAAAACTTCAAAAGTTCGTAATTAACTATAATAAATAAAGAAAAATCTCTGTCCAAATGGCTGCCATTATAACTGATCAGATAAGACTGTTAAATGCAAAGAATTTTGTTGCTGGAGTAACTTCTACTGCCAATTCTTATTATTCGTTTATCGGATTACCTAATCCAACTGATTATCAGTCTGATTGGAATACTACTCCCCCTTCTCCTAAAGATAATTTTTCTGAAGAGGATGATTATTGGGATACTATGATTGCATTGAAGAAGATTACTTCTTCTGATTGCAGACAAGTTGTTACTAAGAGGGTTTGGTCATCAGGAACCACTTATGACATGTATCGACAGGATTATAGCAGATCTAATACTGCTCCTGTTTCTGGTGCAACTAATTTATATTCAGCAACTTATTATATTGTAAACCAAGATTATAGAGTTTATATTTGTCTTCAAAATGGTACTAATCCTGATAACCCAAACGGTAGACCTTCATTAGATGAACCAACTTTCACTGATTTAGAACCTAGATCTGCCGGAAGTAGTGGAGATGGATATATTTGGAAATATCTTTATACAATTAAACCAGCAGAGATTGTAAAGTTTGATTCTACTGATTTTATGCCAGTTCCTACTGACTGGTCAACTAACACTGATGATGCAGCAGTTAGAGATAATGCAATAGATGGATCAATTAAAATTGTAACCATCACTAATCGTGGAGAAGGAATTGGACCTTCTGGGGGAACGGAGTATAGAAATGTTCCTATTAAGGGTGATGGAAGTGGTGCTGAATGTACAATTACCACTACTAATGATCAACAAGTGGACACAATTGTTATTTCTAAGCAAGGATCTGGATACACTTATGGAAGTGTAGATTTAGAAGCAGGTAGTGTTCCAACAGGAACTACTAGACCTCTGTTTGATGTGATTATTTCGCCACAGGGCGGACATGGTTCTAACATCTATAGAGAATTAGGAGCAATGAACGTTCTCCTTTATTCTCGTATTGAAAATGATAATGAGAATCCTGATTTTATTACAGGGAATCAAATTGCAAGAGTGGGTGTTGTTTGTAACCCCCAACAATATCAATCTACTGCTCTGTTAAGTGCTGATAAAGCCAGTGCTGTTGGAGCATTAAGATTAGCTGGAGCGGGTTATAGTTCCGCAACATTTACTGCTGATGCAACCTTTACACAAACTATTGCTACTGGATCCACGGCTCAGGGTCGAGTAATTAACTATGATCAAACTACTGGTGTTCTTAAGTATTGGCAAGATAGGTCAATGGCTGGTTTCAATACAGTTGGAACTGCTCAGACACAACCCACCTATGGATTTAATTTAAATCAATTTACTGCTTCTCCTACAGGAGATGGTAGTTTAGACATTGTTCCTTCTTCGGGATCGACTTTACAAATTGATGATGGGTTTACGGGTCTATCTACCGTAATAAATAATAAGACATATTACCTTGGCCAATCATTTAGTAGTGGCATTGCCAACCCTGAAGTGAAAAAATATAGTGGCAACATTATTTTTGTTGATAATAGACCTGCTATAACTAGATCATCGAGCCAAAAAGAAGATATTAAAATTGTTTTGCAGTTCTAAGAAATCATGCCACAGCAAACAAACTTAAATGTAGCTCCATATTTTGATGATTTTGATGCATCGAATGATTTCTATCGGGTATTATTTAAACCAGGATTTCCGGTCCAAGCTAGAGAGTTAACAACTCTTCAATCTATACTGCAAAATCAGATTGAGAAGTTTGGTCAGCACTTTTTTAAAGAAGGTGCAAAAGTAATTCCAGGAAATACAGGATATAATCAAATTTATTATGGTGTTCAGATAAACAATAATTATCAAGGAATTCCTGTATCTGCATATGTAGATCAATTAGTAGGAACAAAAATAACAGGGCAAAGATCTGGAGTAACCGCTGTTGTAGATAAAGTTCTTTTAGCTGATGATTCTGAAAGAAATCAACTTACTCTTTATATTAATTACTTACAATCTAGTACTTCTAATAATTCTACCCAAACTTTTGCAAATGGTGAAGAATTAACATGTTCTCAAATAATAACTTCAGGTTTATTAGGTAATACTGCAATTGAAGTTGGAGCTCCATTTGCTATTACTATTGCCAATAATGCATCTGTTACAGGGTCTTCTTTCCAAATCCAAGATGGTGTATATTTTGTAAGAGGACAATTTTGCCAAGTAAATCAAGAAACTCTTATTCTTGATCAATATGGTGATACTCCCAATTATAGAGTCGGTCTCTTCGTAAACGAAGAGATTATTAATGCTGATATAGATGAATCATTAAATGATAATTCTCAAGGATATAATAATTATGCTGCACCAGGAGCTGATAGATTAAAGATTTCTTTAAGCCTTTATAAAAAATCATTAGATGATTTTGACGATAGTGCTTTTGTTGAATTAGCAACTATTAATGATGGTGTTCTAAGAACTAAAAAACCAGGTAAATCTGGTAGTGGTGGTGGATTAGTAGGAGGATTTACAGGTGGTTCTGGTTTATGGGATATAACTGATACTCTTGCAAGAAGAACTTTTGATGAGAGTGGTAATTATGATGTAAGACCTTTTGATGTTACAGTTTTAAACTCTTTAAATGATAATGTTGGAAATAGAGGGGTTTTCCAGGCTGGTCAATTTACTCCTGGTGGTGAGGTTCCCTCTGATGATTTAATGCTTTATAAATTATCTCCTGGTAAAGCATATGTGAAAGGGTATGAAATTGAAATGACATCCCCTACATTTATCGATGCTCCAAAACCTAGAGACACAAAATTAGTAGAAGGTCAAAATATAATTTATAATACTGGTCCTACTGTAAGAATTAATAGTGTTTATAGAACACCAACTGTAGGTATTGGTAGCACTTATGTTTTAAGTTTACGAGATCAAAGAGTTGGTGTTAATTCAGAAACTGCTCCTGGTAATGAAATTGGTCTTGCTAGAGTTTATGATTTTAGATTAGAATCTTCATCTTATGACACATCCAATGCTGCTCTAGATGAATGGGATCTTTCATTATTTGATGTACAAAGTTTTACTGATATTAGTTTAAATCAATCAATTACACAAGCAGTTCCTGCATTTATTGAAGGAAAACGAAGTGGTGCCACAGGATTTTTAAGAGGATCTGTAACTGCTGGAACTGCAGTTACTGTATATGAAACAGAAGGTAACTTTATTAAAAATGAACCAATTATTATTAATGGTGTTGATAATGGAAGAATTTGTATAGGAATTACGGAGCATTCTATATCAGATGTAAAATCCCTATATGGAACAGACGATGGAGTTGCGGGTATTAATACTTTTAGTGCTAATATAATCCCTAAAACTTTATTTTCTGTCGGGGTTGCTACTATTGGACTTGATCAAGGGGCTGCTGGAACGAAAATACAAAGTACAAATCTAGATTTCCCAGGAATTACTACTATTGGTAATTTGGTTCAATATAGTGATATTGCTATATCTGATGATCCAATTTTATCAAGAATTATCAGTGTTGGAACTGATCATGTAACTGTTGTTGGAGTTACAACTGTATCTGGAATTTGTAATGGTGGATTACCTACTAAAGCTTCTGGTATTACAAGTGTTACACCTTATAGGAATGTAAATGACCTTAAGATAGTAGGTACAAAATTAGAAAGTTCTTCTGATAACACTTTATTTACAATTCTTCCAAAACGTAATATATCTGATGTTGATTTGACCGATGGAACTATTATTATTAGAAAAACATTTACAGTTACAATCACTGATGGTGTAATTGATAATCCTGTTCCAGAATTGCCAACTGGTGAGACTTTCCAACCATTTACTCCCAAGAGATACTCTTTAATAGGAGCAGATGGAAAAACTCATGATTTGACTGAAGATCAATTTGATTTTGGAACAAATGGGAATCAATGTGCTATTCGTGGATTAACGAGTCCTCCTACTGCCAATAAAGGTGCAACTCTTATTACTACGGTTAAGAAACAGAAACCAAAGGCTAAGAAAAAGGTAAGAAATAGAGTTAAGACACATGTTGTGAATTATTCTAGCCAAGTAGGATCTGGTATTGGAACTACAACTTTAAATGATGGATTAACTTATGGAAGTTATCCATTTGGAACTAGAGTCCAAGATAAAATTATTTCTATTAATGATCCAGATGTTATTGAAATTCATGGAATTTATGAGTCAGCTGATACTGGTGAGGCATCTTGTCCTAAAGCAGCTTTAGGTTCAATAGTTACTCAATCCACAACAACCAATGAATTGATTATTGGGGAAGAACTGATTGGTGTAGATAGCGGAGCTGTTGCTATTGTAGCCGATAAAATAAATGATTCTACCATTGCGTTCTTATATAAAAATCAGAATCTATTTAAAGAAGGAGAAACTGTTAATTTCCAAGAATCTGATGCATCAGCAGTAATTACTACTCTTGATTCTCCTAGTTTTAATATATCACCCAAGTATGTCTTTACTGATGGACAAGATGCTACTTTCTATGATTATGGAACTATTAAGAGAAATGCAGATGCTGTAGCACCATCTAAGCAAATAAAGATTTACTATTCTAATGGTTCATTTGATAGTAATGATACCGGAGACATTATAACTGTTAATTCATATAATGATTATGATTATGGTGTTGATATACCTAGATTTAATCGTGTTTCTAACACTGATATAATTGATATTAGACCTAGGGTTGTTTCCATTGCTTCTGTTGCTGAAGGAGATAGGTCTCCTTTAGAATTCCTTGGAAGAAGTTTTACTGGAAGTGGGGATTCAGTTCCTGAAATTTTAGCATCTGATGAAAGTTTGTTATTAGATTTTTCTTTCTATCTTCCAAGAATTGATAGAATTTTCTTAGATAAGGAAGGCAATTTCCAAGTTAAATATGGTGAGCCTGCAGAAAATCCCAAAAAACCTGTACCAGTAGATGATGCTATAGAATTAGTTACTGTTAAACTTCCTCCATATTTGTATGATGTGAAGGGTGCTCAGCTTGAATTCTTGAATCATAAGAGATTCAGAATGGAGGATATAAAGAGGCTTGAAAATAGAATTCAGAACCTTGAATATTATACAACTCTCTCTTTATTGGAGACTAATACTGCTAATATGTTTGTGGCTGATGCTGATGGTTTAAATCGGTATAAGTCAGGATTCTTTGTTGACAACTTCAATACCTTTGTAACACAAGAACAAAATTGGGTTATCAATAACTCTATTGATAGAAAGAATAAAGAATTAAGGCCAAAGCATTATACAAATTCAGTAGATCTAATTTTTGGTCCTGTAGTAGATAATGATCCTACTGATGATTTAAGATTCTCTACTATTGAAGGAATTAATGTTAGAAAAAATAATGATGTTATAACACTTGATTATACAGAAGTTGAGTGGTTAAAGCAAAACTTTGCCACTAGAACAGAAAGCGTAACTCCTTTCTTGATTAGTTTCTGGCAGGGAACTATGGAGTTGAATCCAGCATCTGATACTTGGGTGGATACTGCTAGACTTGACGCAAAAATTATTGATGTTGAAGGAAATTATACTTCCGTTTTCAATGATATGGTTGAAAATGATGGTATAGATCCACAAACAGGTTTTGGTCCTGTTGTATGGGGATCATGGGAAACTAATTGGACTGGAACTACTACTGTAAATACAACTCGAAATAATACTATTACCGAGCATGGTGAAGTATTTGGAATGGGTGGTTGGATTAATAACTGGAGTGGTGGATTCGGAAACCCCGCTCGATGGATTAGAAGAGATACTACAACTACTGTTAGAGAAACCTTAAGAGAAACAAGACAACAAGGTCAAAGAACTCGGACTGGTTTACAAACTATTGTAACAGAATCTTTTGAAGAAACTTCTGTAGGAGATAGAACTGTAAGTAGAGATCTTATTCCATATATGAGATCTAGAAATGTTGAATTCATTGCTAAGAAAGTTAAGCCTTTAACTAGACTCTATGCTTTCTTTGATGGAGAAGATGTTACTAAGTATTGTGTTCCTAAACTTCTTCAAATATCAATGACCTCTGGAAGTTTCCAGGTAGGTGAAAAGGTTACTGGTTTGGTTAATCCTACAGGATTAAGTCAAGTAACTTCTGATTCAATCCCAACAATTAACTTTAGGGTTGCACAGTCTAATCATAGGGAAGGTCCTTATGATGTTCCTACAAAGACTTTTGTAGACAATCCTTATAACAATCAACCACTTTCAGCAAATTATTCATCAACTTCAACTTTATTGAATGTAGATACTTTCTCATTATCTAATGAACCACAAGGTGAATATTTTGGATGGGTGGAATCTGGAATGGTTTTGGTGGGACAAAGTAGTGGAGCTGTCGCAACTATTGATGATGTAAAACTTCTTTCTGATATTTCAGCGACTCTTATTGGATCTTTCTTTATTCCAAATCCCAATAACTTTAATTTCCCAAGATTTGAAACAGGAACAAAAGTTTTAAGTCTTACTAATGATCCTGATAATAATCCTGATTTAGCAACTACATTAACAGATGAAACATTTACTGCTTCCGGAACTTTGGAAACAGTTCAGGAAAATATCATTTCTGTTAGAAATGCAAGGATCGAACAGAGACAAGAATTCCAAAGTAGAAATGTAGAGAGAAGTCTTGGAACTGAAGTAGTTGGTCAAGAAGTTCTTGGACAAACCCAAAATGAAAATATTATTGGATGGTATGACCCATTAGCACAATCATTCTTGGTTGAAGATGAAGGTGGTATATTTGTTACTAAGTGTGATATCTTCTTTAGAACTAAAGATGATATGGATGTACCTTGTGTCTTCCAACTCAGATCTATGAAGGATGGATTACCAACACAACATATTCTTCCTTTCTCTGAAATTGTATTAGATCCTGGTGACATCAATACTTCTGGTGATGGATCAGTTGCTACTACGGTTGAATTTAAAGCTCCTGTTTACTTGGAAGGTGGAAACACTGAATATGCTATAGCATTGGCATCTAACTCCACCAAATATAGTGTTTATATTTCTAGGATTGGTGAGAACGATCTTCTTACAGATACCTTTATTTCTAACCAACCTTACTTAGGATCTCTCTTTAAATCTCAAAATGCTTCTACATGGGAACCAAGCCAGTGGGAAGATTTGAAGTTTACTCTTTATAGAGCAGAGTTTGAATCTTCAGGAACTGTTGATTTCTATAATCCTGAATTAACTCAAGGAAATAATCAGATTGCTATACTTCAGCCTGATTCAATAGCTTTACACTCTAGAAAAATTAGAGTTGGTCTTGGAACTACTGTTGGGGATTCCTATGAAATGGGTAATATTCTCTGGCAAGATGGAACTATGGCAGAGGGTAAGATTGTTGGTTCTGGTGGATCAGCAACAGGTGATTTGACCATTGCTAACGTGGGTATGGGATATACTCCTTTAGATGGAAATTATACTTTCTCTGGGGTAAATCTGGTAACTTATTCTGGAACTGGAAAAGGAGCAACTGCTGATATCTATATTGAAAATGGTGTTGCCGCTGCTGCAACTATTTCCAATGGTGGAACAGGATATTCCGTAGGTGATGTTGTTGGAATTACTACTATTGGTCTATCAACTGGTGGTAATGGAACAGTTGGTATGTGTGGTAGATTTACTATTGCTGGTATTGGAATGACGAATGAACTCACATTGAGTAATGTTCAAGGTGAATTCAAGGTTGGTACTGCTAATACTTTATTCTATACTAGTAGTGCAGGTGTTAAGACTGAATTAGGGTATGTTAATGGAGGTGACGTTCAAATTAGTTCTATTGATGTAGAATCTGATGGATTACATATGACGGTATATCATCGAAATCATGGAATGTATTCTACCGAAAATTTAGTTACTTTATCTGATGTTCAATCTGATGTTAAACCATCTAAATTGAGTCTTGCATTGGATACAGGAACTCAAGCTTCTTTAAGTGTAGATGATGGAAGTGTTTATGAGAATTTTGAAAATGTGGGAGTTGGAACCACCAATAGGGGATATGTTAAAATTGGAAAAGAAATTATTGAATATAATAATGTTACTGGTAATGTAATTAATATTTCTGCGAGAGGTGATAATCAAGTAAATTATCTTGTTGGAACTCCAGTTTACAAATATGAATTAGGTGGAGTGAGTTTGAAGAGAATAAACAAAACTCATGGATTATCAACTTCTACTGCCACATCACCTAGTGGATCAATTGCATTTGATCATTATAATATTAAACTTGATATGACTGGAATTGGAACAGTCAATGATGATAGAAGTAATGATGTTGGATATCCAAAACTATACATTAATTCTGAGAAATTTGCTGGTGGATATGAAATTAAGGCAACTCAAAATATGCCATTTGAGATTATTACTCCCGTTGTTCAAAATGTAACAACGACTGGCACTACTCTTGGATGTGAAATAAGAACAACTTCTGCACCAAGCATTAGTGGTAATGAAATTCCTTGGATTGATCAAGGATTTGAATCTGTTACTATCGGTGAACCTAATTATCTTCTTAGCCCAAGACAAATTGGTTCTAAAGTTAATGAAGATGAGAGATTGGATCTTGTAACAGGTAACAAATCTCTTCAAATGAGACTTACTTTAGGAACTACTGATAATAAGGTGAGTCCTGTAATTGATGCTCAAAGAGTAAGTACCATTCTTACTAATAATAGGGTCAATAGTGTAATTACCAATTATGCTGAAGATAATAGAGTAAAATCAATTCCAGATGATCCTACTGCTTGCCAGTATATTAGTAAGGAAATTGCATTAGAGCAATCTGCTAGTTCTATTAAAATTATATTAGATGCTCATTGTAATGTAGATGGTGATGTTAGAGCATTCTATTCAATTTCTAATAAGAATGGATTTGAACCAATCTTTACTCCTTTCCCTGGATTTAATAACCTTAATAGTAGGGGTCAAGTTCTTAAGAAACAAGAGAATGATGGACAGTCTGATAAGTTTGTTCCTAAGACTAATAGTTATGGATTTGGAGGAGAAATGGCATTTAGAGAATACACATTTAGTGTAGATAATTTACCATCTTTCCGTTATTATAGAGTTAAATTGTGCTTGATATCTACAAGTCAGGTGTATGTTCCTAGAGTAAAAGATTTGAGGGTCATAACCTTAGCTTAATATGGAAAATTACACTATCGAAGGACATAAAGATCTTGCTAGGGATCCACAAACAGGATCTATAGTGAATGTAAATTCTTTAGAATATAATCATTATATTGCAGGTCGTGATGCTAAAAAAGCAAATCATGCCAAAGTTGATTCTATGGAGGAAGATCTTGCTAATTTAAAAGGTGAAATTGGTGAAATTAAGTCCCTATTAAAGGAGTTAGTCAATGGCAAGTAAATCCTTAACATTTGATCCTTCAGCAGGGGTAGCATATGCTGCCAATTTGACCATATATACTGGAGCTGATTTTAAAAGTACTTTTAATGTAACTGATGTTAATGATGTTGCTTTTGATTTTCAAGGGGTATCAACAACCACTGTATGGACAGGATCTGCTCAAATGCAGAAAAGTGCTGGTATAGGAGCAACAACTATACCTACAGGAACCTTTACTGTAGGTTTTACTAGTGCTGGTGGAGGAGTATTTGAGATATCTATGGGATCCACGGATACTTCTAGTTTAAGTAATGGTAGATATGATTATAATGTTTTAGTAAGTTCTGGAGCAACGATTTATAACATAGTGAATGGAAATATTTTAGTATATACGGGAATTGCTTCCGCACCCTAAATATTGTAGAGGTATTGTATAAATGTCTAAACCGGCAAGTAGAACCGATTTCATTAATTACTGTAAGAGGCAGTTAGGTGCTCCTGTCTTAGAAATTAATGTCGCGGATGAACAAGTAGAAGATATTGTAGATGATGCTATTCAATACTTCCAAGAAAGACATTTTGACGGTGTAATTAAGACATATTTAAAATATAGATTTACTCAAGATGATATTGATCGAGGAAAAGCCTCGATGGCTACGGGTAAAAAGACCACAGGAATAACAACAGAGACTGCATCTTCAACTATTGTAGGAGTAGCAACTACTTTTACTTGGTATGAGAATAGTAATTATATACAAGTTCCACCATCAGTTATTGGAGTAGATAAAATATTTCGTTTTGGTGGAAGCAATTCGATATCAAACAATATGTTTAGTATCAAATATCAATTGTTCCTAAACGATGTTGCATTTAATCTTGGACATACTGGACTTTTAAGTTATGCCATGACCCAGACATATTTGTCTGATATTGATTTCTTATTAACTACTGATAAACAGATAAGATTTAATCAAAGACAAGATAGATTATATCTTGATATTGATTGGGGAGCAGTGAATAAAGATGAGTGGATAGTTCTGGAATGTTTTAGACTAATGGATCCAAGTGATTATACTAGAGTTTGGAATGATTCCTTCCTTAAGAAATATGCAACTGCTCTTCTTAAGAAGCAGTGGGGACAGAATTTACTTAAATTCCAAGGAGTTAAATTGCCAGGTGGTGTAGAACTAAATGGTAGACAAATCTATGATGATGCAGAGAAAGATTTAGAAATCATCAGAGAACAAATGTCTAATACATATGAACTACCACCTTTAGATATGATAGGTTAAGATCATGGCACTTAATCCGTTTTTTCAACAAGGTGCTAGATCTGAGCAGAATTTAATTCAAGATCTCGTCAACGAACAGCTGCGGATGTATGGTGTCGAGGTGCATTATATGCCTCGAAAATATATGGATGAAAAATCCATCATAAGAGAAGTTATACGTTCTAAATTTGATGATGCATATCCATTAGAAGCATATGTTGATAATTTCGATGGATATGGAGAGAATCCTACTTTACTTTCTAAATTTGGTATTGAACAAACCAATGAAGTAACCTTGATTATTTCTAGGGAAAGATGGGAAACTTATATTGAGCCTTTGATGGCGAATGAGGCAAATGTAAAACTTACTACCAGACCTAAAGAAGGGGATTTAATCTATTTTCCTTTAGGTGATAGGTTGTTTGAAATTAAGTATGTCGAACATGAAAAACCTTTCTATCAACTTAGACAAACTTACGTATATACGTTGAAATGTGAACTCTTCCGTTACGAGGATGAGGTTATTGATACTGGTGTTGATGAAATTGATGATACCCTTATCGGTGATGATTATGATGGAACTTCTGAGGCTGGAACTTCGACAATTCTAGGATCTGCACAAACTCTTACTGTTGTGGGTACAGGAGCAACAGCAACTGCTGTAGTTGGTTTCAATACTGAAGGTTCTATTAGATTGATTACTCTTAGTGATAGGGGTGGTGGATATAGTGCTATTCCAACCATTGGTATAAGCTCTGTGGCTCAAGGGGTAACTGGTATTCTTACAGCTTCAATGATTTCTGGAATTAATGTATGCAATCTGAATATTAGTGATAACTTAAAATCTGTTCAAAAGGTTTTAATAACAAATCCAGGATCGGGTTATACTGTAGCACCAACTCTTCAGATTACTGGAGGAGGAGGTTCTGGAGCAGCAGGAACTGCCTTTATTGGTGATGGGACTGTTGGAGTGGTTACAATAACTTCAGAAGGTTCTGGATACACTACAGCACCTACAGTTACTATTACAGGACCAGTGGGAGTGGGTACTACTGCAACTGCTGAAGCTGTTGTAAGTTCTGCGGGAACTATTACTTCTATTAACTTAACTAATGCTGGTGCAGGATATACTTCTAGTCCTACTATTACAATTGGTGATCCTTCACTTGATAATAGTGGAAACTTCGCATTTAATGAAGTTATAACAGGTTCAATAACAGGAGTAACTGGAAGAGTAAGAACTTGGAATGCTTCTACTAATGTATTGGAAGTTACAAATGTTTCTGGAATGTTTAGTATTGGAGAAGATCTAACGGGTTCAAGCACTGGAGCAGTTCATGCATTGAGATTGATTAGTGAGGATCCTCCAGAGGATGGATTTGCTGATAATATCAATATCGAAACCGAAGCGGATGCTATTTTAGACTTTACGGAACAGAACCCCTTCGGTATACCCTAAATATAATATACTAGGATCATAACAATGTTTGAGTATTTTTATAACGAAATATTGAGGAGGACCATTATCTCATTTGGTACTCTGTTTAATGGTATTTCCATTAAGCATAAAGACTCTTCAGATGCTACAACTGACGTGATAAGAGTTCCTTTAGCTTATGGACCAACTCAGAAATTTCTAGCGCGTTTGAATCAATCACCAGATTTAAATAAAGCAACATCTTTGAGTTTACCGAGGATGTCATTTGAATTTACTGGATTGACATATGATCCTGGAAGAAAGGTAACTACTACTCAAAAGATTGTTGTTCAGAATCCTGATTCGGATACTCCTGATGAGAAAAAGGCATATATGCCAGTTCCTTATAACATGCAATTTGAACTTGCTGTTATGTGCAAATTAAATGATGATGCATTACAAATCGTAGAACAAATATTACCTTATTTCCAACCTTCCTACAACTTGTCGGTTAATCTTGTAGGGTCTATTAATGAAAAGAGAGATATTCCTATTATTCTAGAAAATATTACATTCCAGGATGATTATGAAGGAGATTTTGAAAGTAGAAGAGTTCTTCTTTATACATTAAGATTTACTGCTAAGACATATCTATTTGGTCCTGTCACAGATGCTTCCAAGGATATTATTACAAAGTCCACTATCAATTATCTTACAGGAACCGATACATCCAATGCACAACGGAATCTTACATATTCTGTTGTTCCAAGGGCAATTCAGAACTATGATGGAACTGTTCTTACTAACCTTGCTCAGGATATAACTAAGACTCAAACTACGTTTGAGGTAGATGACGGATCTACTATCACTGCTTCAGGAGAAACTAGCGTTTATATTGATGTTGGTGGAGAAGAACTATTTGTTAAAGCAGTAGATGGTAATAAGATTACCGTTAAGAGAGGGCAAGATGGAACTACAAAACTTGCTCATATTCGAGGAACATCAGTTAAATCTATTACATCTGCTGATAATGCATTAGTAGAAGAAGGAGATGACTTTGGATTTAGTGGAACATCTACTTGGAATGGATAATGGCAAATAGATTAGATAATGCTTTTAATATTACTGCTGAAGTTGTAAAAACTGAATCTGTAGGAATTACTCCTGAACAGAAACCGGATAGGTTGACTAAAGATGATATTACTAAAGACTACGAGTATACTCGTGGAAACCTCTACAGTATTATAGAAAAAGGTCAAGAAGCAATTAACGGTATTCTGGAACTTGCTCAAGAGAGTGAGATGCCTAGAGCATATGAAGTAGCTGGGCAGTTGATTAAGAGTGTTTCTGATGCAACTGATAAGTTGATGGATTTGCAGAAGAAATTAAAAGATGTAGAAGAAGAAACACAACAAAAAGGACCATCTACTGTTAATAATGCATTATTTGTAGGATCTACTTCAGATCTTGCTAAGCTGCTTAAAAATGGAGCAAAGGAAGAATCTAAATAAATCAGGGAGAGGAATCCCAAAGTACTTCAGATACTCATACAATGTCGGATCCATTACCGTCGATAGATGATTTCACTGATAAAGGTGAATTACCATCACTCGATGAATTTATAACAGAAGAAGCTGAAACGGAATTACCTTCTGTTGAACAGTTTGTTGTTGAAGAGGAAGAAGAAGTATTAGAAGAAGCTGTTCAGACTCTAGAAGATGCTAATGGAGAGTCTTTTGCAGAGGTTAAAGATATAGTTCCTCCCTGGCCAGAATTGGTTCAGATGGTTAATGATATCCGTAGAGATATCCCAGAAATACCAGAAATAAAATCTTACGATAAAGAACTACAAGAACTTGCAGCACAGATTGAACAAGTAGAATCTAGTATTCCTACTGTTCCAGAAATAAGATATTATGACGCTGAGGTAGAAGCAATTTGTGATCAAATTGATAATGTTAAGCACAATATTGCTAATTTACCGGAAGTAAAATACTATGACGAACAACTACAAGAATTAGAAGGAAAACTTGTAGGATTGAAGGAATCTCTTCCAGAAGTTAAATATTATGATACTGATATTAATTCCTTAGACAAGAAGATAGAAGAGGTTAGGGAATCAATTCCCAAGTTCCCCAAATGGGTTAACGAAGTTAATGAGGTTCCTGATTTTACATGGATTGGAAAGACCTTTAGTGTAATTGATGATGACTTTATTAAAGTAGGGGATAATATTAAATCTATTAGAGATCGTATAGATCAAGAAGTCACAGAGATTTCTGAAAACTTTGATCTGAAAGATTTTGAAAATAAAGTTGAATTTGAGAATGTAAGAAATACTATTGAAGAAATTAAAAATAAAATATATGAGGAGTTAAAAGAAACTGCTATTAAGATTTGGGATCATCATCACCAATTTAAGGATGATGATAGAAAACTTAAAAAGCAGATCTTGAGCCAATATAATAAACTCAATCAAAATATTCAAAAACAGATTGCTGAAACTCAAGAAAAGAATTATGATTCTTATAAAGTTTTTGAGAATTATCTAGGTGGATTACGAGAAGAAGTGGAGAATCTTCCTAAAGTAAAATATTATGATGACACTATTAGTGATTTGAGAAAGAACGTATCAAGGGATATTTCTAAATTAAACACTAAATTTGAAGATGCTTCTACTAATATTGTTGAATTATATAAACTGGTTGAGCAAATAAAAGGAGAGCAGCAAACTTTAAGTGAGGGTCTTTTAAATGAACCACCAGATGTTGATAATTCAGATCCTCTTACCCCTATTGATCAAAATTTTGTAACTCTTGATCAATTACAAAAGCACTATAAGTTGTTTGTTGAAAGAGTTCAACATCAATTAGCAACTTTTGGAGGTGGTGGTTCAGTAGAGTTACAGTATCTTGAGGATATTACTGGTATTGCCACTAATTTAAGTGCTTATGATGGAATGTATCTAACAGTTGATACTTCTCAGGCAGCAGGAAAGAACTTTAAATTTGCTAGTGTAAGTGCAGGTAGTACCATATGGGAATCTAATTCTACAGGTATTGTTACTACAGCAAATGTAGGTATAGGAACTACAAATGCTGCTACTGCACTATATGTTAAAGGTAATGCTACTATTACTGGTGATTTGGATGTTACGGGAGATATTGTATATGATGAACAAACTGCCAGAAACTTAAATGTGACTGGTATTGCTACTATTAATACCCTGGGTGTAACTGGTATTACTACGGTGGGTATTCTAACAGCATATGAATCAATAACTATTGGTTCTACTAATGTTCTTACGGCATTAGATGGGAAAACATCAATAGGTCTTGCTATTGCTTTAGGTTAAAGAAGCCTATATAAAAGAGCCTTGCTATAATTTCATGAATGAGAAGTGGAAGTGGATATCAATTGGAACAGTTGGAAGTTTATTCGCACTGTCTCATATAGGGATGATAGGAATGCTTGCTAAAAAAAGCTCCTTCCCTCAGGTTAATCTTCCGGTGGGAGAGTATACTTCTTATAGTGTGAGAGCAGGTAAGGATGGTTATGCAATTAACTATCGTGCTAATGACCCTTTGATTATGCATGTGGAACGGGATATAAAAACCAAATCTGGGTTTCTGGGATTGGGTAACAACACAGTTAAGACTACAGAACAATACACAGTCGGTAGTAAAACACATCATGGTGGACCGGTTTCCAACCATAACACCTGGATCGATCCGTCAGCACAAGGAAAAAAGCTCAGTGACAAAACCATTGCTTGCATCGAAGCAAGAGGAGGTGGTAAGTCCACGGGAAAGCTTGTCGGGGGTAGCGTTGGTGCTACTGTTGGTAGCTCCCTTACTGGTATTCCCTTTGTTGGGTGGGTTCTTGCAGGTGCTGCTTCGATGATGGGTATGGATGCCGGTTCAGAAATTGGGGGTAGTATGGCAGAAACTTATGCAGGTTGTAATGATTTAGAAGAATAAATATTAGGAGAGCCTATCGTTATTCATGAAAAAATGCCCTCCAGGTGAATATTATTGTAATGATGATAAAAAATGTAAACCCATCCCTCGTGGTTATCATACCTCTAGGTTAGGATGGCTTGTCCGTGATAAGGAGGATAAAAAGAAGAATGGCAACGGTAATGGGTCCCATAACGGGAATGGAAATGGCAATGGCAATGGTGGCAATGGCAACGGTGGCAATGGCAACGGCTCTGGTGGTGGCAATGGTGGAGGAGTAAGTGAATCCACATATCTACCAAGAAGAACAGGTAATATAATAACTGCAAATTTGTCGTGGAGAGGACGTACTCAAAGCATTCAAATGTTTTTCCCTCACGTCAAAACCCCCTCACGCAGAGAGGTTCAGGATCAAGTGAGAAAAGTGTATCCTGATGCCAAACTCTGGAACTACCAAGTATCGGACTATGACCCAGGAGAACCACTCCTCCAAACAGGAGGAGGAAAGTAAAGAAATCAAAGAGTTAAAGAAGAAAGCAGAGAATTTACAAAAAATCCTAGATATGACTCGTCAGACTATAGATCATGATAAAAAATTTATGTTAAATAAAAAAGACACTTTTGGAAAATATGAGATGATGTAATGGATGACATTTATCTAGGTAATCCCAATTTAAAAAAGGCGAATGTCTCTTATGAATTCAGTGAGGAGCAGATTCTTGAATTTATGAAGTGTACGCAGGATCCTGTGTATTTTGCTAAAACTTATATGAAGATTGTTTCTCTTGATGAAGGTTTAGTTCAATTTAAACCTTATGATTTTCAAGAGAAATTAATTGATAATTTCCATAATAATAGATTTAATATATGTAAGATGCCACGACAGACTGGTAAGTCTACTACTGTGGTGTCTTATCTTTTACATTATATTGTTTTTAATGATAGTGTTAATGTAGGTATTCTTGCAAACAAAGCAGCAACTGCTAGGGAGTTGTTAGCAAGGTTACAGACTGCATATGAGAATTTACCCAAATGGATGCAACAGGGTATTATATCTTGGAATAAAGGTTCTTTGGAGTTAGAAAATGGATCAAAGATACTGGCTGCTTCTACGTCTGCAAGTGCTGTCCGAGGCATGTCGTTTAACATTCTCTTCCTCGACGAGTTCGCCTTCGTTCCTAACCATATTGCAGAAGCCTTCTTTTCCTCTGTTTATCCTACTATTACTTCTGGTAAAACAACAAAAGTCATAATGGTTTCTACCCCTCACGGGATGAATCATTTTTATAGATATTGGCACGATGCAGAAAGAGGAAAGAATGAATATGTTCCTACAGATGTTCATTGGTCTGAAGTTCCTGGTAGAGATGCAGAATGGAAAAGACAGACTATTGCCAACACATCTGATCAACAATTTAAGATTGAGTTTGAATGTGAATTCTTAGGATCTGTTGATACTCTTATTGCTCCCAGTAAGTTGAGAACTTTAGTGTATGATAATCCTATTAAGAGAAGAGCAGGTTTTGATTGTTATGAAGATCCTATTAAAGGTCATGACTACTTAATGACAGTAGATGTAGCTAGAGGAGTTAGTGAAGATTATTCTGCATTTGTTTTATTGGATATTACTGAGTTTCCTCATAAAGTAGTCGGTAAGTATAGGAATAATGAAATTAAACCGATGCTTTTCCCAAGTATCATTTATGAAATAGCACAAAAATATAATAAGGCATTTATTTTATGTGAGGTAAATGATATAGGAGATCAAGTAGCATCTATTATACATTTTGATTTAGAATATGAAAATCTTCTTATGGCATCTATGAGAGGAAGGGCAGGTCAGGTTATTGGTCAGGGATTCTCTGGTAAAAAGACTCAAATGGGAGTCAAGATGTCCAAGACTGTTAAGAAGGTTGGATCTCTTAATTTAAAGACTCTTATTGAAGAAGATAAGGTTATTTTTAAAGACTATGAAATTATTAGTGAATTAACTACTTTTATTCAAAAGCACAATTCATTTGAAGCAGAAGAAGGATGTAACGATGACCTTGCAATGTGTCTTGTAATATATGGATGGTTAGTTCAAACCGATTACTTTAAAGAATTAACGGATCAGGACGTTCGTAAGAGATTGTATGAGGAACAAAAAAATCAAATAGAACAAGACATGGCTCCTTTCGGATTTGTTATTGATGGAACTGATGATGAAAGTTTTGTTGATAATGATGGTGATAGATGGTTTACTGATGAATATGGTGACATGGCTCATATGTGGGAATATCAGTAGATGGAAATAGAGAAGCAGTTAAAGTTAGGTCATCTTTTGCTGCTTGAAAGAACGTGTAGGGTTTGTGGGGAAGAAAAGAATTTGATAGATGGATTTTATAGAACTCGTAAAAATAGAGGAGCAGTAGCATCTTCTTATTCATATGAGTGTAAAGTGTGTACTGTAAAAAGAATTATTGCTAGTAGAAATAGAAGAACTCCTTTCGTAGATTGGCAATATCCAGATTGGTGAGTGTTCACGTCACATTTCCCCATCGAAAAAGCTGCAAATTCTAAATACTTTTAGATTAAATGAGACTCGGAGAACAAACACATGGCTACTCCTCAATTATCTCCTGGAGTATTAGTTAGGGAGGTTGACTTAACGATAGGAAGAGCTGATAATGTATTAGATAATATTGGTGCAATTGCTGGACCTTTTGAAATTGGACCTGTCGATGACATAATCAATATCTCCACAGAGGAAGATTTGGTTAACACTTTTGGTAAGCCAATATCTACTGATGCACAGTATCAATATTGGATGACTGCATCTTCATTCTTATCTTATGGGGGTGTTCTCAAAGTCGTTAGAACAGCAGGTGACAACCTAAACAACTCAAACGCAGGTGTGGGTGTTGCTTCTACCGCAGTTCTCAAAGTATATAATTATGATGATTACCTAAACAATCATCAAAGTGACTCAACCTTTACATATTGTGCTAAGAACCCAGGAACTTGGGCAAATACATTAACGGTTTGTCAGATTGATAACATTGCAGACCAAACAATTGGTATTAGCACTAATGACTTAGCACTTGCTGGTGCTACTGTTGGATTTGCTGTTACATGTAATATTGATGGAAACATTATTCCAGGAATTGGAACCACAGGTGGATTCACAGGGTTCCTGAAGGGAATTATTACTGGTGTAAGCACCGATTCCACTAATAGTAATAGTACAATTGATGTTAAGATTACTGATAGAATTTCAGCAATTGGTGGTATAACAACATACTATCCAATCGATTATGCTGAAGGTAATCAGATTGCTGCATTTAAATCAGATTCATCTATTCAATTCCTTAATAATTCTGGTATCGTTACTGGACACTCTGCTAATGCAGCATATACTCCAGCATCAGTTAAAGATTGGTATGATGAGCAAACACTAGGAATTAAGAATGCTACCGTTTATTGGAAGACATTAGCACCAAAACCCTTAGACAGTAACTATGTTGATACTCGTAAGGGTAAGAATGACGGTATGCACGTTGTTTTAGTGGATGATGAAGGTAGAGTTACCGGCATCAAAGGAAATATTATGGAGAAGCATCTCAACCTTTCTAAGGCAAAAGACGCTGTTTCTTCAGTAAATCCACCACTTAAGACTTACTATAAAGATTATATTGCACTTTACTCAGATAATCTATATGCAGGTAAGAACCCATCTGAATCTAAAGATACTCAATGGGGAACTACTCCAACTGCTTGTGGATTCTCTACCGTATGTACTCCAGTTACAACTGGTGATGGATTATGGGGTTTAGATGCACAAGGAGTTACATACTCTGGATTGGGTAATGTAACTTATACCCTAACAGGTGGTCAAGATTATGGTTCCATCCCCGCAAATGAAACTAAGGGTGGAATGAAGGCTACATTAGCCGATTTGATGACATCTTACAGATTATTTTCTAATAAAGATGAGGTAGAAGTTGATTACCTCATTATGGGACCAGGTTGCGATGTAGAGTCTGACTCTCAAGCAAAAGCAAACCAACTACTCTCTATCGCAGGAGATAGATTGGATTGTATGGCAACCATTAGCCCACACAGAGCAAATGTTGTTAACGTAACCAACACAGAAACTCAGACTGAAAATGTAATCAACTTCTTCAGTCCTATATCATCTTCATCTTATGGTGTATTTGATAGTGGTTACAAATACATGTATGACAGGTTTAACAACCAATTCCGTTATATTCCATGTAATGGAGACGTTGCAGGTCTAATGACTCGCACAAATATTGTTGCTTATCCATGGTTCTCACCTGCAGGTCAGCAACGTGGTGTTATTAATGATGCAGTTAAACTAGCATATAACCCAACCAAAGCACAGAGAGATAGACTTTATCCTCAGAGAATTAACTCTTTCATTACCACACCTGGTATCGGAACACTTCTCTTTGGTGATAAGACTGCTCTTGGATATGCATCTGCATTTGATAGAATTAACGTTCGTCGTTTGTTCCTTACAATTGAGCAAGCATTGCAACGAGCAGCAGAGGCTCAACTCTTTGAACTTAATGATGAGTTAACAAGAGCAAACTTCCGCAATATTGTGGAACCATATCTACGTGATATTCAGGCAAAGAGAGGACTTTATGGATTCCTCGTTGTTTGTGACACCACAAATAACACACCTGATGTTATTGATAATAATGAATTCCGAGCAGACATCTTCCTGAAGCCTGCGAAGTCTATCAACTACGTAACCCTGACCTTCGTTGCTACCCGCACTGGTGTTAGCTTTGAAGAAGTCGCAGGTAGAGTTTAAGTTCTAGCTCTAAATAACACCAGGAGGACCTAATCAATGGCAACTACAAGAACTAACAAAAACATCTCCGATTTTAAATCTGCCCTTATTGGTGGCGGTGCAAGGCCGAATCTGTTTGAGGTAGAATTAACAACTCTACCTGACGGAGTAACTGGATGGGATGCTGACATTTTTAGATTCATGTGTAAGGCGGCAGCATTACCTGCTCAGAATATAGCTTCAATTGATGTTCCATTTAGAGGACGGATATTTAAAGTTGCTGGAGACAGAACAATTGATACCTGGACAGTAACAGTTATCAATGATGAAGACTTTAGAATCAGAAATGCATTTGAGAATTGGACTCAACAGATTGCAGATCTAGATACTAACCTTGGTGCAACCAATCCTGAGTCTTATATGACCAATGCTAAGGTATTCCAACTTGGTAGAGGATCTCAAAAGGCAAGTAAGGATAGCAGTGGTGATGCCAATGTGGTTCTAAAAGAGTATGAATTTGTCGATATATTTCCAACAACTGTGTCATCTATTGACTTATCTTACGATACAGGAGATACTATAGAGGAGTTCACTGTCGAATTCCAGGTTCAGTCTCTCAATTTAGCTGGAGCTGGGTCACCTAACGGCTAACTAAATAGTAAGAAAGTTTAATAAATCATGGCTAAGTTATTTGGGTTCTCGATAGAGAACACTGAACCACTACCTCAGACCGCGGTTTCTCCCGTACCTCAAAACAATGAGGACGCGAGTGATTACTACATGAGTAGTGGTTTTTTTGGTTCTTATGTTGATATTGAAGGAATTTATAGAACTGAGTTTGATTTAATTAAACGATATCGTGAAATGGCACTTCATCCAGAATGTGATAGTGCCATTGAAGATATTATTAATGAAGCATTAGTATCTGATACTAATGATAGTCCTGTAGAAATTAATTTAGATAATCTTAATGCTAGTGATGGTATTAAGGATAAGGTTAGGGATGCTTTTAAATTTATCAAAGATTTGTTAGATTTTGATAAGAAAGCGCATGAGATTTATAGAAATTGGTATGTAGATGGAAGATTATATTATCATAAAATAATTGATTTAAAAAATCCTCAAGAAGGTCTTCAAGAGGTTCGCTACATTGACGCAATGAAAATGCGTTATGTAAGAAAGCAAAAGCAAAGTGAAAAAGAACAACAAAATGCCCGTTTAGGGAATATGAATAGTGACAATCCCATGGATTTTGAATTCCCTGAGATTGAAGAATATTTTCTTTATAATCCCAAAATTAGTTATCCAACTACAAATACTGCCGCTATGGGCGGACATGGTGGAATTAAGATTGCAAAAGATGCAATTACTTATTGTACAAGTGGATTAGTAGATAGAAATAAGGGATGTACTCTTTCATATTTACATAAAGCAATTAAATCACTCAATCAATTACGTATGATTGAGGATAGTCTTGTAATCTATAGACTTTCTAGAGCACCTGAAAGAAGAATTTTCTACATTGATGTAGGTAATTTGCCTAAAATTAAGGCCGAACAATATCTTCGTGATGTTATGATGAGATATCGTAACAAGCTCGTATACAATGCAGACACTGGAGAAATCCGTGATGATAAAAAGTATATGGCTATGCTTGAAGATTTCTGGCTTCCTAGACGTGAAGGTGGTAGAGGAACTGAAATTTCCACGTTACCTGGTGGTCAAAATTTAGGAGAAATTACAGATATTGAATATTTTAAAAAGAAACTCTTCAAATCCTTAAACGTTCCTATTTCTAGAATTGAAGGGGATGGTGGATTTAACCTAGGAAGATCTTCCGAAATTCTAAG